ATTGAAGCAATGGTTGAAGCTGAAACTTCTCGTGCTCAGGGCCAAGAAGCTGCTATTGAAACCCGCTTTATTAACAATGAGGCAGCATCTGCTTCGGAAGTTAGTCGTGCACAAGCGGCAGAAGCTGAACTACAAAGCCAGATCAGTCAAGAAATTCAGGACAGACAGTCCGCTGTTTCCAGCGAACAGTCACGTGCTCAAGGTGTAGAAGCTAGTCTTCAGTCACAGGTGTCTCAAGAAGTTAGTGATCGTCAATCGGCGGTATCTAGCGAGCAGTCTCGTGCACAAAGTGCAGAGCAGGGACTCCAGTCTCAAATTACTCAAGAGATTAGCGACCGTCAGGCTGCTGTATCTGCAGAGCAATCCAGAGCGCAAGCGGCTGAGTCGGAACTTGATTCTCGTATTGACGTTCTCGAGGCGGCTCCGGCCCCTAAAGGACGTAAAGAGTCTAAGACAATGTCAGCTTCGGACATTAGCAATGCGTACGTAGATATGGCTGAAGAAGCTATGCCTAATACGATGCTGGTATCGGTATCTGGTACGGTTCAGTACGAAGGCGAAGACTATGTACTAAGTACTGTCAGTAGCAAGACTCGTGTTACTTTCATTGGAGATCTTACTCCGGATGGAAATGGCGCAGCTCTTGTAGAAGGCGAGAAAGTATACTGTCAGTATCTCGTTATGTCTACCTCTCAGCAGTCTTCGGGCGGCGGTAGCGGTGGATCTGGCGGCGGTGGATCTGGCGGCGGCGATATTCCACCCCCTCCTTCTTTCATTACTAATATAAGCGGAAACGCAAGTGCTATGGATAAAGAACTATCTCCTTATTCAATGTACTCCGGCTGGGGCGTAGTTAAAGTAGAAGTTGCGATGACTGGAACTCCTCCACAATCCTTCCTTGATGCTGGCATTCTGGTATATGCAAGCTTTAACGGCGGAAGTACTTGGCATTACCAAGAAACGCTTACTATTCAAGCATCTCAGTATTACGGCATGAATTTAGGCGGACAAGCATGTATTGCTAAATTTGTAACGGCATCTGGCGAAGCTCAAGTATTTGTTAACAACTTCTAAGATCAATTAACAACCATTAATTGGAGGCTCCTTCGGGGGCCTCTTTTTATATCTACTTGATATTATTAAATAAACTATTTCACCAATAACCTCTTCCCTTTTCCCCTAACATAATCTATACTTGTAACGGTATTTCCCTCGATACCGTATATGAGGATATAATGACCCTGATACGTGGAAAATTTATTGACCCGGCGGAAGCGATCAAACAGAACGCCGACCCGATTGCGTTAGATGACTTAGCACGTAAAAATTATGTCGACACTGAAGTAGGAACTAAGCAAGATTACCTAGGTACAGGTACAACCCTGCAATTTCTTAGGGGTGATTTAACTTGGCAAGCAATTAGCACTTCATATCCAGTCGGGCAAATGAAATACGTTGCCACAAGCGGTAATAATTCTACAGGTGACGGCAGTCAGGAAAAACCGTACTTAACTATTACAGCCGCAATGAATGCAATTACTGATGCATCTGCAACTAAGCGTTATGTTATTCGAGTTGCTGCCGGTAATTATTCAGAAGCAAGCATAGTTCTTAAAGCTAACGTATTTATTGTTGGAGAAATTAAAGAGTCTGTTAGGATTACTGGTGCAATCTCTTTGCATTCTAGTTTTTCTGGTTCTGCAGATAACCGTTCCGGTTTTTCCATGGTCACGTTGCTTTCAGCAGCTGATTTTAATTGGACAACAGTAACTTCTGCTGCCGGCAAATTATATATGAATGAAGTTGTTTTTGCTTCGACTGTTAATATGTACGGCTATAATAATGCAATTGCTCAAGCGCAATTCAATGCTTGTATTATTTTTGGAAACCTAACAATTAGCGGCATTAATGTCGGCGTATTTACAAACAATATTGCCTATGCAAACATTACTCTTAATCAACATCCTAGTGGCGGCATGGCCACTATTTTTGCAGCTATTGGTGGATCATGCGGTGGGACATTAAGTTTTGTTACAACTATAAATGATTTCGGACGCAGAACATCAGGCTTTCTTAAAGGATTCTATTCCGAGAATTTAATTATTAACGGCCCCTCTTCCTATGCAGATGTAGATTTAGATTCGCAAGGTAAGTCTAGTTTACAGAAATTAAATGGCGGAACACTTGTTGCATTAAGTCCTAGAGTTAATCACGACCTCGAAACTCAAATGCTAAAACCACTTGCAAATAGTACCCATAACTTAGGTGATTGGGGCAAGCAATGGTTTTTTAACTTTTCTTATGTTCATGCATCTGCAGGTACAGATATGTATCTATTATCTGCAATGGAAAATTATGATCCAACCGGTGACAGTGCGGGTCGAAATATTTTTATTAATCCAGATGGTTACGGTTTAAAACCAAATGTATCTGGTGGTAATATTGAACTTGAGACCGCTGCCGTTAGTGGAACAGGTATTAAAGGTAAAGTAACGATTAAAGCTCGTGAACTTGATATGACTTCTGTTAAGATTACAAATCTTGCAGACGGCACAATATCTACCGATGCAGTTAACAAGGGACAATTAGATGCTCAAATTACTGCAACCCTTAAGGTCCCACATAAAGAATCTAAAGTTATAACTAATACAGATATCTTAAATGGCTATATTAATATGACTAGACTTACTGTAGCAGAAAGCACTTCAGTACATTTTGGCGGCGCAGAATTAATGGAAACAGATGATTATACTACATCTACAGTAAGTGGAATTACAAGAATTACATTAAGTCCCATAGTTTTAGCATTGCTATCTGTGGGCGATAAAGTATATGTTAAATACTGGTCTTTAACTTAAATAAAGGAGAATAGACAAATGAATGGTTGGTCAGCAAAGAGTGTGGGATTGGCAAATGTACAAGTTTCTGGGGTGGCAACAAACCGACCAGTAACTGTAGAGTTTCCAAATTCCGCTGGCGGGGCACTGAATGGTATTATTAAATTAGTAGTATCCGGTGTAACTCAAGTCGGCACAATTACCCCCAAGTTACAAACAGCAAATGGCAGCGATTGGGTAGATGTAAAATCAGGCGCAGCTATTACGGCAGCCGGTATTCAATATATTCGTTGGAATATCGAAGTAGCTGGAGACCAAGCAGTGCTGCCCTTACTTAATAAATGTCGAATTGTAGTAACAACGACTAATGCCGGTGACATTGTCACTGTCGATCTCTGCGAAGTATTGCAAGAACTTTAATTCGAGTATTCCATGTCTCAAGATAAACTGCTAGCTATTGCGCTGGAAAGGTTAGAGGCTCTTCGAAAGAAGGACGCCTTCGATCCCGCACATCTAGATTCTAGGCCAACTAAGAAGCAGCAGGAATTCTTCGATGACTTTGGAAAATACAAACAATATTATTTGCGAGCAGGTAACCAGTCAGGTAAATCTCAGACAGCAGCTCGTATGCTTACTCAGATCTTGCTAGAAGAACATCCGCTTGTAATAAAGAAAAGAGCAGACTCCACATTCTATGGATGGGGAGCAGAGCCGCTACTAGCTATCGTAGCTGGACGTACCGGAAAGCAAATTGAAGATTCGCTTCTTCCGAAGATTCGTAGTTACCTAGAGCCGGGAACTTACAAAGAAATTAGAATAGGTAATTCTATTCAGAGGCTTGAACTAGAAAACGGAAATAGGATTATATTTCAATCCTTGGAAAATCCTAATACGGCACGAGAGAGGCTTCAGTCCTACGTTGCACATATTACATGGATAGATGAATTACCTCCGACACTAGACCTTATTCGAGAAGTACTTGTACGTACACAGGCTCGGGATGGATATTCTATATTCTCCTTTACCCCACTAACTGTAAATGTAGATATACAAAGATTTGTAGATTCTATAGAACCTCCCGAAGGTAAGGTATACCGTTTTCGAATGTTAGATAATCCCCTCTATTCCGACCCACAACGATCAGAAGAACTAATTCGACGATATGCTCACCTACCGGAATACCAGAAAAGTGCCATCTTCGAGGGCGACTGGATGACGGCAGAAGATCAAGTCTACTATTTCGATTACATTACTATGGTTCAGATGCCGGAAAACTACAGCCCGCTGTGGCGACATGTAGAATCGGTAGATCCGGCCATTAGTTCTGCTACAGGTTTAACTTTATGGGCAGAAAATCCTGATACCGGCAGTTGGTACTGCATTCTTTCGGAATATATCCGGGGAATTCAAGTACCTACAGACATTGTTAAGGCAGTACAGCATTATACCTCTAAGGTTAATGTAGTGCGACGTACTTCAGACTATGCCCCATGGTATGTAAATACTGCAGCCTCTATGGGTATCACTTATATGACCGTAGACTCCAAGAATGCCAACAGAAAAGAAGGACTTATCAAGGGGTTACAAGAAGCACTAGGTAAACAAATGTTTCTAGCCCCGCATTGTACCCCGCTTATTGACGAACTTCAGAATTGTCGCTGGTCAGATAGGGGAGAAGGCAAGATGATTAACTCCAGTTCCTATCATCTATTAGATTCTAGTCAGTACGCCAAGGATATTCTACCTCCTCCAGAGAAAAAACTTCAGTCCTTTACATTAGACCAATGGTATGCTAACCTGTTACAAGCTAATGACCGAAGAAAAAAGCTGGAAGAACAAGCAGTTGCTCCAAAGAGACATTCTAAACCAATAAGAATTCGTAGGGGAAGCATGTGGAAATAGTCTGGTTATATATTCTTACTATTCTTATGCCCATTAACTTTCTTATTACTTGGCGTGGTATTAAGGAACGAAAACGTAATTATAAGTTACTTATGCATATGTGGCGGTTCAACCGGCATATAAAATAAATATGCGTAAATAAGCTAGGATAAACAGTATATGAAAATTCAAATAATGTTACAAACAGAGCCACCGGCTCCTAGTAAAAATAAATCCATAGAAAAACCAGACACTTCAATTGAAGAAGAAGTCAGACAAGCTATAGAAATGATTGACTCCGGACATGATTCTTATGTAGAATGGAAACTGTTAAATAAGCTGGCTAGGGAACTTAGGCCACGCAAAGATGCACGGAGCAAAAACTTAATGGAAATGATAGACCCGGTGCTGCAGAAATATGGCATGCACGGGGTTGAAGAAGAGGGAGAATAATCCGTGTCTCTAAAGATTAGTATCTGGAATGATGACAAGGCTAGGCAGGAAATCCTTAAGAGGTTTTCTAATGCTACAAGGGATCGTTCTGTCCACGAAGCTATCTGGCGTCAGAATGAACGAACTGTTTATTCTTCTCTAGGTACAAGAAATTCTCTATCTACAAATATGACAATGGACTTTCCTCTTACGGAAGTTCTTTCGAATATTGATCAATCTAATGCAGATGTATCTACTAGCTATGTAATGAAAAACATTCGTTTTATTCATGCACAGATGTCCTCTAACCCACCTATTGTCGCCATCCGACCACAGACATCGGATCAGGATGACCAGAGAAAAGCAGATGCTGCCGATCGTATTGTGCGCTGGGCTTTACGTAAATATAATCTTCAAGAAAAATTTGACCAATGTAACCTTATGGCACTCGTCTATGGTACAGGATTTATCAAGACTGTATGGGATTCTTCGCAGGGAGATATCCTTGAGGCAAATCTTGAAACAGGCGAACTTACACTGGAAGGCGACATTGATGTTGCTATTCCTTCTACATGGAACATCTTCATGGACCCGGATGCCAGAAGTTGGGACAGTGTCAAATGGGTTATTGAACGTATCTACATCGACATCGACGAGGCCATCCAACGCTGGCCCGACAAACGTGATGAATTGGAAGAAGCTCGAGTTCAGGAGAAGACTCCGACGAGCACAGGGCAACAGACTGAACTTAGAGATGTACATTACAACTCTGTAGAGCTATTAGAGTATTGGGAAACCGGGCTACCAACTAATGGATATTTAGGCCGTTACTGTATTACTACAGTTTCCGGAGAAATCATTGAGTCCCCACGTCCAAGCCCTTTCCGTTTTCGCAGGGCTGGAGCAGCGTCTCGTATAGAATTAAGTGAACTTCCAGACGAAGTAAAACAAGCAAAGATTGCCCGCCTGCCAGAGCAGGCTGGACTTCCTTACCATATTGTAAGCGATCTAGACGTACCTAATACTATCTGGGGCAAGTCTGCAGTAGAATATTCTATGACGTTGCAAAATAACCTTAACCGCCTAGATGCTAATCGTTTGGATAATATTCAGGCGCACGGTGCAGCTCGTATGATTCTTCCAGAATCTGCAGAGATTTCTGAGGACGCACTAGGTAACTCTCCTTGGGACATTGTAAAGATTACAGGCAATCAACCTCCCTACTATATGTCTGCTCCACAATTGCTACCTGAATTATCTTCTGAACGTAATAACTATATCCAAGGCATCAATGATGTAATGGGTGTAAATGAGTCAATGTTTGGTCAACAGTCTCGGGAACAGTCTGGCGCATCCATGCAGTATGCGACTAACCAAGGTAACATGATTCGCCACAGGCTTTTTAATAAGTATGTAAATTGCGTAGAATCCGTATACAAAGCTTTTCTAAATCTTATAAGAAAACATTGGTCAATTGGCCGCACTATTCATGTTCTAGGCAAAGAGCAAGCACTGGAAGCTACTGACGTAAAGGGTATGGATATTGACGGAGGTTTCGATGTTGTAGGAGAATATGGTACGACTCTATCCCTAGATCCAATTACTCGTCAGCAACAAATTCTAACTCTACAACCGCTGTTCGAAAAAGCAGGAATTGATAGCCGTATCCTAATTAAGAAACTTCGCATGAATGATATGGAAGGTATCTTCGATTCTTTTGAATTGGCAGGACATCGTCAGAAAGAAATCTTCGATGAGATGATTGGTACGGGAATTTATATTGCTCCCGAAGAACAAATGGATCATGAGAACATGATTGCATGGGCCCTTAGATATTTCATGACACAGGAATTTACCGCCCTACCTGCAGAATCTAAAGTATTACTAAAGCAACATAATAAGGATAGAGCTGCAGTAGCTGCTCAAGAGGGAGCATCGGGTGCAGCAGCGGAACCGGCACCTCCGGGACCAGCAGCAGGAATGGCTTCACCTCCGCCCGCACCAATACCGGGATAGTAAGTTAGCAATATACAAACATACTGGAATTTATAACTGACATTATGATTACTCGTGACGAAATTTTAATGGGCCGAGATAAGCAGGCCCCCCTTACTGGGTTAATGGAAGTTAATTTAAAAAAATTACTACAGGCTGTAAATAAACTTAGGGCCGCCTACGGCAAGCCAATGATTATTAGTTCCGGATATAGACCTGCCGCTATTAATGCTACTATTCCCGGGGCAGCTAAAAAGTCAAATCATATGGCATGCTTAGCTGTGGACTTTGCAGATCGTGACGGAAAACTGGCGGAATACTGCCTTAACAATTTGAAATTGCTAGAAGAATTTGGCTTGTGGATGGAAGACCCAGCACATACTAAGGGGTGGGTACATTTGCAACGTGTACCTCCCAGATCTGGTAATAGAGTATTCAAACCGTAACAACAATAAGTAACTTATAATTACGTAACCTAGTGATTTCCCGGGGAAGACCATATTTTATATACTCCGTTGACTTTTTTATAGACACAGTGTATAACTTATTGACAGCGCACATAAGTAGTTGTACTGTAAGTACAAGTCACCGAAATGTTCGGAGACAAAACATCCAATAGCCTATCCCTATCCACTGCGACGGGACGGCAGGGAGAAATGTGCAATGAGTTCAAGTGACACGGGCGCTTCAGGGGCTAATAAATTTGCGGATGCTTTCGGGGATACGCAATTAGTGGCCGACTTCGGAACACTAAGCAGTGCATCAGAGGACGATGATACTGTGATTCGGGCCGAAGAATCCACGCAAGATGGAATCGAATTAGAAGGAGAAGGTGGAGACACCCTTCAGGACCCTTCGGAGACAGTCAAAGCTACTAAGGCTAGTAGCAAAGCTGAAGCCACCTCCAAGGTATCTGGCGAGAAGGAAGTAATCACTGTAACAGATGAGACGGGCCGTAAGCGTAAATTAGAAATCGACTACTCCGATCGTGAGCAAATCAAGAAGATGGCTGCTGCGGCTGCGGGTATGAGAAAGTTCCAAGCAGAACGGGATCGTGAGATCCATTCTCGTAAAGAACTGGAGACAAAGCTCAAGGAAAGAGAATCAGATTGGGGACGTTTGGAAGAAGCTTTCCAGAAAGGTCACGAACATCTGATCGACACATTGAGTGGCCGTCAGGGAACATTTCAGGAGCTAATCAATAAGGAAATTGATAAGCGTGAATTCCTAAGAAATGCAAGTCCAGAAGAACTGCAGACCATGAAGGCGCAGG